GCCTTCGACTTTTGGGTCGTCGTCGTCGCCTTCGACTTTTGGGTCGTCGTCGTCGCCTTCGGCAGCGGGCAGAGCCGCCGCGATGCGGACTGCTTGTTGCATTGTCGCGACTTGCGATAAAGACAGGTTTGCTTTTTGGGCTTTCAGATAAGCTTCGATCTGTTCGTGTAATGGCATAATAATATCTCCTATTTTGCCGGTTGGTTTGACCGGACGGCCGAAGCCGTTTCCGGAGTTTGCACCGATGATGTCCCGGTGAATTCTTGAAGTGCGGCTAAGGCCTCGGCGCGGGTGCCGATTGCATCAACCAATCCTGCCGCCACGCCCTGCTGACCGGCATAAATGCCAGCCTGCTGAGCGATGACGGCTTCGGGGGATAAGTTGCGCCCAACGGCGACGTGATGAACAAAGACATTGCCGAGCTCGCCGATCATGGATTTCAAGCGCCCGATTTCGTCTTCGCTGAATTCTTTCCAGCCTGCGCCGTCCGTCTTGTAATCACCAAATTGGATAGGGATTGTTTCGATACCGATTTTTTTGTGCAGCACTGTTGTTTGGGTAAAGAGCATAATCACACCGATGGATCCGGTGATCGCTGTTTCCGTGGCGATGATGGTGTCGCAGGCAGATGCCAAGGCGTAGCCGGCCGATGCTGCGCAATCACAGACGCTGGCCCAAATTGGTTTGCCGCCTGCCTGTTTCATTTCGCGAATTGAGCGGACAGCTTCGAAACATCCGTCGACCAGTCCGCCAGGTGTGTCCATTTGCAGCATGATGCCGGTAATCATCGGGTCGGTTTGCGCCTGGGCAACTGCGCCCGCAATGCGGTCATAGCCATCGCGGCACAGTTCGCCGTCCCAGTAATAGATAGCGCGGTCGAGGAGTGGGCCGTTGATGCGTATGATGGCCGTGGATCCGTCTGTCCAGTCCCAAAGTTTATCGCCGTGGGCAGGTTCGGCTTCGCTGTCACAATTACCGTTCAACATTGCCGGAGTGAGTGTGTAGGGTTTACGCTCGGCCGCAGATGATGCGCCGGGTGTGAAAGCGGATTTGATGCCTGCGATGATACCCGTGCCGGCCTGGTCGATTGCGCCGGAGAGATCTCCTGTGATTTGGCTGACAAAGTCCTGTTGGCCGAAGGGCGCAAGGAATAACGGACGGTTGAGGTAGGCTGTCAAATTGGAATGTCTAGGCATTTTCTTGTTCCCTCATATGTTCATTGTCGTCCGTTTCGCGAGCTTCGGATTTGTCTTCGCGGGCATTAGTGGACATGGCCTGGCTGTAATCCATAATTGGCAGGCCGAGCTCTTCACGGGTTCTGCGTTCTCTTGCCAATTGCATCAGGACTTTTTTCCAGTTTTTGCCCTGAACGGCACATTCGGCTTCTTGGGTTGAAAGCTGTAAATTCATCCGCATGCCAGCGGCCTGAACTTCTTTGACCGGGTCAACCCATCCGAGCGCCGGATAAATCCACTCAACAGCGCAATAGGCGGTCGGCATGTCCCAGAAATCAGGCGCACCTTTTGGAGCGACCAGATTGCCGCGGGCGAATTGCTCTTCCATCCAGGCATAAAACCAACCCATCATAAAGCTGTTTGAAAAGTGCTCTTGATCGCGGGCCATGTTTTTGTGAACTTCAAGCAAAGCGGCACGAGCCGATGAGTAATTTACCTTTGACCAGTTCATTGTCAGCTGCTCGAAGCTGATGCCGGCGCCGGCAGCGATATTGTGCAGAACACGATCGATGAAGTCTTCACCGGTTTCACGCTTGGTATCGATAGCTTCTTTTGTATCGCCGTAGGGCAAAACTTCACTGCGGCCACCAAGCGGGTTTTTACGGGCGCTCGGATTGTCCTTGTAATATTGCATCCGGTCTTTTTCGACGGAGAGGACTTCTTCAGCTGTGATATTATTACTGACAGTGGACACATCGTAATTGGATGTGATGATGGTCGAGACCAGAGCATTGGCGACTTTGGACTGGAGCTCGGCGTCATCGAAGACATTGGTCGAGCGCAAGGCTTTGATGACGGGCGCGAGACGCGAAACCCCTCGTAATTGACCAGGTCTTGTGATCTGTTTGAAATGCAGGATATTTGGACGGCCTGTCTCGGTGCGCATTGGCACTTCACGCCAGCTGTTGTTCTTGCCGCGGGTTGTCCAATCGGCCGGATGTCCTTCGCGGATATGAAAGCCGACCGGGCGGCCGGTATTGGTGAGTTCAATGCCGCGTCTGCGGGTTTCTGTATCCGCGGCATTTTGCGGATTGGAGACACGGTCAGCGTCAACCAATTGCAGTCTGGTACCTGTGTCGAGGCGGCCATTATCATCATCATAGGTCACCAAAGCAAATGCTTCGCCGTCGCGGTAGCCGCAACGGTAAGCCAGGCCGATGATCTCGCTGAAGGTATAGGTTTCTTCTTCGGTGAATTTGCCTTGTGGATCCGTGATGTACATTTCCCACAAGCATTCAACTTGTTCTGCGAAGTCGACCGCGGCATCGAACTCAATGCCCAGGGCTTTGTGGTTGGGTTTCGAGGTCAGGCTCCATCCGGATCCGATGACGCTGTCAATGCGTTTTTCGATTGTCGATCTGGCCAGAGGGTCATTGCGTTCAAGGTCGCGCAGGCGCGAGACCAATGTGCCGCGTTCATATTCTGCGCCGGGTGGTTCGGGCGCATCGAGCCCTACGTTCCAGCCTTCGAGAACGCGGTTGTTGGTTGCCGCGCCGTCATAACGGCCGGCAGACCAAGGGGTGAGAGCCTGAGCGCCTTTAATCGCAGGCACAGATCCGCCTGAAGCGGGTATGGACAACACGTTTTCAGGGGCAGCATTGATGGTGATTGCTTTGGGGCTTGTTGTCGAGGGTAATGGTAACATGATTATATTCCCCCGCTAAAATAGCCGTGGCGGCGGGCCGTGGTCGAACCTGCGGTGATGGCTGCGCATTCGGCTTCGGTGTCGAGAATTGCCTGATTGAGTTTATCAATATCAGTCGCCGCATATTTGACGGATTTGTCGGCGTAGCGCACCTCGGTCTTGAGAGCGCCGGTCAGCAGCGCGGTCTTGGCGGCGCGGAGACTGGCGAGGGTTGCGGCGCATTCTTCTGCGGTCATGCATCATCTCCATCAATGGGTGAATTGTTCAGTGCGGCGAGTTGCGCCAGTAGCTTGGCACGGGGGCTGCTGCGGGGCATTACTTCGGATTCTGTGACGCCTTTTGGTGTGGCAATCTTAGTCGGACCCCAAAGGTCTTCGAGCGTTGCTTGTTCGGCTTCGGGGTTGACGCCACGCTCTTCGATCAGGTCGTGCCATTGTTCCGGCTTCTTGGTGTCCCAACGTAAATGGCAGGCAAGCGCCAGATTATAGATCAGAATATCGTGGTGCTCGTTCGGACGGTTCTTGATCTTCTGCCAGTAATAGTCAATGCGGCCGCCCCGACGGGCATGAGGCACAAGGACTTCGGCGGTGACTTGTTCGAAGAATTCCTCGTCGGCAATTTTCGGGAAATGGACCACGCCCTTTGGCCATTCGCCTTCGTCGTTCGGTCCGTCCTGCCATTGGCGCAGCATGCCGTACATGCGGGTTTTTAGGCCGTAGGTACCCACATCGTATTTAGTGGTTCGGCCAACAACAGTGCCGCCGATTTTGTGCTGGATTGATTTTGGTGAGGACAGCGGCGGTGCGGACGGTTTGTCACGGCCGCGGCCATCCAGATTGTAAACATTAGCAAGGCCTCTGGTGGCTTGGTAGACGATCGGTGAGCGGTAGCCACTATCCACGCCCCAAAGGTCGACCGGGAATGTCAGGCCGTTCTGATAAGGATAGGCGGCGGTTTGTGTGAACTCTATGAATTCGCGCCATACTTCCGGTTGATCGGTTGCGCCTTTGAAGATGCCTTTGTCGATAAGCCAGCCGTGGAGGTTTGGCCCCCAGGCATAGACGCCCCATTCGATGCGGTCTTTTTGTACATCCGCTGCGCCTGTCGTGAAATAGGCACCGAGCGGAATTTCGCAGTCAGGATAGGATTCGGTGCGCTTGGCGAGATCCACATGATCCGGTGCTTCGCCGCTGTCGTCCCAAGGTTCGGCGAGGACTTGTTGCCAGAACACTTTCATGGCCTCGCTGTCGCCTTCGGCTTCTTCGTATTCTAGCAGAATGCCGTCCCAGTCAGAGGTTTTGGCATAGGCTTTCCACAAATGATATCCTTTGGTGCGGATGCCTTCGCAATCGCGAGCGGCCCAGGTCTCTATGTTTTCGGGGGATATGACTTCGGGTGGTTGTGGGTTTGTCGCGTTTTTGGATTTAAAGCACGGCACCCAGATGGCGGCGTCGACCATTGCGTCTTTTTCGCGTTCGGCAATATCTGTACCGCAGGACGGGCAGGAAAACACCGGCACCCGCATTTCATTGTGATTTGTGCTCCAGTGGAGATTATCGAGCTCTAAGGTGTGGAAGTCGCCGCAATGGGGACATGGCACATACCATTTGCGTTGATCGGATTGATCAAAGGCCAGGCTGATCCGGCATGAGTTTTTAATCTGGCAGGTCGACGTCAACAGATATTTTGAATTCCTGTATACCTCCATGCGTTTAATTGCCTGCTGGACGGGGTCGCCGCGGTGTCCGGTTTCAGCCGGATATTCGCTGACTTCGTCGCCCCAATATCGCGCTCGGGTCACGCCTTGCAGGGCGGATGAGGATCCGGCAGAGGCCAGAATGCAACCACCACCAGGATAGGCCTTGATGAAGGTTGTTGAGCCTTTGCCGGATTTGTCGCTCTCGCCCTCGATGCATTTCTTGAGGACGGGCGTACTGTCGATTGTCGGCTGGATTTTGTAACGGTTGAACTTGCCCAATTCGACAATGCCCGATTGGGTGATCATCATCGGTAGTTTCTCGATATGGCCAACATAGCCAAACCAGTTGACGCCAACTTCGCTTTTGCTGGTTTGTGCGGACCATTTCAGCACAACGCCCATGCACGGGTCATCTGCGCTCAGTGAGCGGAGTGGCTCTATGACTTGTGGGCTGCGGATGTGATCCCATTTGCCTGGATATGGCGAGCCGCTGTCAGCTGAGACATATCTGTATTTTTGCGTCCAGTCGGCAGGGTCAATGTTCTCTGGCGGCTCTAAGGCTGTGGCGAGAGAGGCGAGTGCAATCGTGGCAGGGACGGCGACGGCCGTGAAGCTCGGGCGCTTGGCCCAATCTTTGAAACCGACCTTCAGGACGGCGCGGCCCTGGGCGAGGTAGGCTGTTAGGTCTGCGCGGGTCATGCGGATTGCGCCTGGTCTTGGGTTGGGTTGATCAGCTGGTCAAAGGCTTGGAGCTCTTCGACGAAAACGGCGAGCAAGTTGAAGTCGTCTTGTCTGAGGGCGGCGATGACTTCGCGCTCGGTCTGGCAGCCGGACAAGTGGCGAGCCAGCGTTTCACGGCGGGTGGACATGGCTTGCTGGAGCATGGCGGCGGCGGCGGGGCCGATGCCTTCTATCTCTTCGCGGGGGATAAGATTGCCGGCCATTTTCTGATATTTCAGCTTGGACATGTTCGCGTCGGCGCGTTCTTTTTCCTCGCGGGAGGTGGCAATCTTGGTGGCTGTGTTGTCTAGCGGCGTGACGTTGGTTTCTACTGGTTGATCATCCGGGTGCATCGCGGCGGTTTTTAATGGGTTTTGAAGGGCGGACAACAGAGCGTCTGACTTGGCAACATCCACTCTCGGGCGGCCATTGGAATTCTTGGTCATCACGATCTCGCCGCGGGTTTTCCACTTGCCGACTGTTTGACGTTTGACGCCTCGGTGGCGGGCGTAGGCAGCCTGGGTCATCATGGTGGGGGTTGTGGCTTTTTTGGGTGCCGCGGGTTTTTTAGCCATATATTAGGTGGCTTGTCCTTTTGTCAAAATGTCCACTGATTTGTCACCTTTAATCATCAATTTGTCAGCCTTATTAAAAACATCACCGTAAAAAAAACTCAAACGCTATGCCGCCCCGTATACGCTGCGGCCGCAGGAAGGACCCCACGATCTTGCGCCGAGATGGAGCGAAAAATTTAACGGTTTTGTCAGGAATACAGATTGCTAATCATCTTTGTGTGTGTTCGTCAACCCATAATGTTCAGATAATATCAAAAGCCCAACTCCAAGCAGTGTAGATGCACAGGTTCGGCGGCTCTCAGCCCTACTATATCGTTTTGAATAGTCGCCAGCTGCAGTAAGAACTACACCATTTATTAAAACGCCAACCACAACATCCATGATTGATTTGGCCGCCATCACATCTCTGGCAGAGTTATGCCGAGCGCGAGCATCGATGACACTTGCACTAACATGGTCACCGGCAATGCCGCCGCCTTGAACTCTCTCTTTAAACTGGGTTGTCGCAATTCCAGAACCATAACCCTGGTCATGATCTGCTATGAATATTTCAGCCGCTCGGCACTGCGCGGCTGTTAATGTCCGCGCTTTATACATCCTCAAAATGCTGGACGGCAGAGATGGCGACAATTTAACTGTCACACCATCCCCTGCCCGCCAGTTCCGAGAATGCTTGACCCGATCCATTTCAGGTTTCGCTCGCGGCAGGTCGCTCAACAATTCCGCTTCTGTAGGTTTCTTCTTTTCCTTCACATAGCCCTTAGCCATATCCAATCCTTATCTGTTTAATTATTCAAATATGCAAACTATGCAAACTATTCAGGGTTAGCCCCGCGCACACAGGCGCACACATGGGACTACTCCCTATAGAGTTTGCATAGTTTGCATGCCCGCCACTTAACCCATTGTTTTATTTATATAATTCACCATGCAAACGCACCACGCGTTCGCATATTCTTGAATGTTTCGCATTAAATCAGCCCCGTTATTCATCATAAGCCTCCGGCGGCGGCGTATCCTGCAGGTCGCCAGGATCTTCCCCATCATCAATCGGCTGCTGCAAAGAATTTTTTTTCAGGGATATCTCAGGCGTCACACCATCTTTGAACGATATCCCGACCTTGAATGTCTTGCCGCCTTGACGGTCCGACTTCATCTGCCGCGTTGTTAAGTTGGCCGAGAACGCCCGCGACGGAATAGCATTGAGGCTATTTTTCTCGGACCACGCTTCATAATCATCATAAAGAACTGACAGCTCTTCCCTGCCCGCTTTGTGACCGACCTCACATCTCTCTTCCATCCACAATGTGATCGGATCGCTCTCGCCCTTATATGTCTGGACGGCCCGGCGGATGCACATTGGCTCATTCAGCCGCTCGTGTAGCCAATCTGAGAGCCCTTCAATAGCCCAATTTAAAATTCCGGGGGCCTCCGCCCGCAGCTTCGCATCTATATCCCAGTCCTTGTCGGCATCGGAAATTCTATGTACCCATTCCATCAACTTGATACGCCGCCAGGTACCGTGATCTGAACTGGTGATAATCGGCAACGGGTTGCACGGCATGGCCATCTTATAGACGGGAAAGAACTCGAATATATCTTGGCGCAATTTTCGCGCAGTGATCTTGTCACCACCGGTCATTGTCTTGATTGCACTCTCGTCCAGCTTGGCACCGCGTTTTGGCTCGGACAGCGACACAAACCGCGCAGGCCCGGCCAGTCGGGCAATATCCGGCGAAGCATCCGCCCCGCCCCTGAAATCATTCTGGATAAACGATTTAATATCCACCTGCATGGAATATCCACCCATCATATGGGCGAGCGCATTGATGGTGGTCGACTTACCGTCCGCACCGCCGCCTTGCATAATCAGGAACATCTGCTCGCTGACAAATCCGGTCAGGCAATACCCCATAAACCTCTGAAAATACGCGCGACGTTCCGGATCCGGAATGCACAATTCTAAATGCTTGTCCCACATTGGTGCTTTGGCGTCCTTGTCATAATCACAGCCCGCAATCTGCGTACAAAAATCAGATCGGCAATGCTTATGAAGGACGGTATCCATACCGTCCTCGGTCTTGGTAAATTTCAAAGTCCCGTTCCGCACATTCAGGGTCAACTCGTCTTTGTCCCATTGATCGCGCGGCAAGCGAACATAATTCTCCAATTGTGCAAGCATAGCCCGTGTGCGGCCGGCATTGCCGCTGTCGGCCGCCCATCGCCGATGTAGCGCGAGTCGTTTCTCAAAATCCTTGGGCTCTTCAGTCTCGTATTTACCCTTTGCATCTATGGCTTCAACTTCGGCATAGATCGCATCCGCCGTATCATGGGCGGCCCGCTGCGCTCCGCTTTCACCTTCATCATCCGAAGCCCATTTTTGACCGTCCCAAGACCGCCAACCAAGCCTGGGAACAAATCGCAATCCGTCTCCCATCCGCATCAAGAGCCGCCGTGCATTGCCAAGGTCCGACTTTGGCAAATTCGCCAATATCAAATCATCCGGCGGCGTGTGCACCGCGTCTTCAGTGAAATGCGTAGGTGTTTCCTGTTTTTCTGATTCCGTCAATGCGGCCGAGGATAAGCCAGTCATAGTGCGCCCTTTTGTTGGAGCGCACGCGGCGCGCCCGCATTTATTATTTTACCGCGTACTCCCTTCAGCTCAATCAGTGGCCAACCAAAGGCACTTTGAATAGTTAATTTAACAAACACACTTAACGGAACATTGCCATTTCCACGCTCACAACTATAATCCTTCATCTAATTCCCTCGCTAAATGCCGACCGATCGGACGGGTTGACCGTCTTGATCTGGCAGTCTTTACAATAAACCCGCCCAAAAGAAGGCCGCCCACATTCCCGCATTTCCTTCGCCAAATAATACCGACACTTCTGCCGCGACCACTTCCCCCGCCGCCGGCTAAAATGATCAGGAGCATTCGGATGTTCACTCATGGCCGATTACCTACTTGTGACCGGCGAAACCTGTGAGCGCATAGGACGGCATTTCCGGCAATCCTAGTTTTTTGGCAGCATCACCCCACTTCACTATTTTGGCCTTTCCGGTGGTCTTATATCCTCTCGGAATTTCTGAGCAGAGAGCAATATCGCCATTCCTTAGTTTTCCTCGAAAGGCATCAAAACCATCCACAATCCGCTTTGCGCCATAAGCACGTTTAAGCGCTTCCTTATTATGGGTTTTCCCGCAGGCCATTGGACCAACAATTATTGTAATTGACATTTTACTCTCCTTTTTTTACTGCCGCAAAATCGCAGCCGCATTTCTTCACAATTCGGGCTAATGCCCTAAAATCGGCATTTGCCGATTTCTTGACGGCCAACCCGCCCTCATCTCCGCTTGTTTAAATACACCGGAGCCTTCTCGATCAGATCGAGCGCCACAGACGTCGAGACCGAGCGCACCATCTTGACCCAGGTCACCGGCCCGCCCGCAGCATTACAATTACCGCAGCGGAAAAATTCACCACGAATAACCATGCCACTCTCACGGCAACACGGGCAAAAATCATCGATATTTTCACCAAAGAAGTCCTGACCCGACACCGGACACATCTCGACCGCATCCATCATCGAAAATCGAGCCTTCACCAAAGCCGTCCTCTCCCGCAGCTCAGTATATTTATCCTGCGCGAAGCTCATAGCTCCGTGCCTTGCCGCAAAAACAGTGTGACCATTTTTTTCACAGCTTCTTGGTTTGCGATTCGCAATATATCTGCGTAATCTTTTGCAATAAATTGCGACAAATGATTTGATATTGTAACTATAGCAGCCCTGGACATTACAGCCCATTCCGCCTGCTCATCCTGGTCCAAATCAGACCATAAACATGGCCGCACATCAGCATTCCACATTGATTCAGCAATTACATATTCGAACTTAGTATATTTTTCAGGCATCACGCCACCTCCCGATTAGCCTGACGAGCAGCGAGCGCTTGCATGCCCGCCTTGATATAAGGGATGTTGGTGGGTGCTAATGGGTCAAGCCTGGTGCTAACATCAACGGGGCCGAAAGACGGCACGAGTACATGCCTTCCCAATTTACCACGACTTCCCAAGAACAAAGAATCCGACCTTTGCAAACAAAGCCACATCCGGCCGCGCACATCAACGGCCGCAGTGTACCGAACACCGGCGACGCTTATATTATAACCAATAGCCTGCAAATGGGTCATGATGGCGAGCACTCCAACAGTCTGTTCAATGTGGCGATCGAGGAACGCGGCATCGAATACCCGACGCCCCATATTGTTTGGATTTCAATGCCCCAAGGCCGAAGTGCAGAGCGCCAACGACAGGCCAACACCTTTGCGATGTTCTTTAAATTTGCGCCCTCGGTCTTTCGGACAATGTCTGCACACAATGCATGAGAAACGGTGCGGCCGGACATCAATATATTTAGGAATAAAATCGACTGATCACCGAGTAATGTCTGTCCCGAGTATCGCGCCCGCCCAAAAATTGGCCTGATCCGCGCCCGGAGCTTCATCGTCGTGTCATCACCAATACCCAACTCTTCAAGCACAAAGACAGCGTCGAAATAAGCCTTCTCCAATTCTGACCGGCTCATATTTTCTACATCGAGGTCAAACTTTATCGTCACGATCCACCTCCGTCCTTGGCCACTTGTGCACCCAGTGAGAGAATGGCCTCCAAGTCGGACTTGTGCTCTTCGAACCGCCGGACAAGGTTAGCTGCGAGGCTGTCAAAATCGTCTGCGTGGATATCCAAAGCAACCACAGCATCCGAAGTATCTGCAAAACGACGCCGAAACTTACCCAATTTATATTGCCCACATTGCAGCGGCACACGCGCCTTGGGCGGATTGGCAATATCGTCACACACGGCACTCACGCGCCCATCTCCATAGTCTGGTGACCGGCGAAGGTGATCCGGCCCATTGTCGAGATAAAACCTTTTTCGCGCAGAGATTTGTCCAAGACGTTTTCAACGGCAAAGCTGCCACCATAACCCGTATACATTCGTGACAAACCGTCGCCGCACCCGAACACGTTCGAGATTTGGCCAATACCCGAAAGCCCGTTCAGCGCATCCAGTTCCGCGGCGGTAGCTTTGGGAATAACAGCCTTGACTAACGGATCCATTTTGTTGGCCGCTTTACGGAGTTTCCGTGCACATATTTTTTTCCAAGCATAACCCATATTTACCACCCCCCCGGTGCATGGGTTACCATCGGCGCATCATACTCTGAGTGGATAGGCCGGCGCTTGCGGGCTTCGGTACCTTGCTGGCAATGCGCGGGACAATAGGACGCCTTTTTACCGTTCGGTAAAATTTTCTGCGCATCGCCGCAGAACCTGGTCTCGGCTTCGGTTCCGGATACCGGCCAGCGGCAGTGGCCACCTTCCAAGTCCATAAATGAAATCCCGACCCCGTCGTTAACTGGATGTGCCTGCAGGCATGGTTTGGGAGCAGGACGAGCCTTGGGCGTTTGCCGCCTGACCGATTGTACTTTGCGGCGTTTCCGCTGCAAGCACAGAGCCCTCTCCCTGTTCACCGCCGCTTGTTTTTTCCTGTTCGACGGCCCGTTTCTCGATCGTCTTACACCGGCGCGGTGTGCCGCCCCCATTACCGCATTGCGCGTGACGCCGTATTCTCTGGCCAAAGGTAAAGCATCCTCACCGGCCGCATAGCGCCGGACGGCTTCGCGGCTCTCTTCTTTTGTCCACCCTCTTCGGTTTGCATCAGCCAAGGTTAAATCTCCCCCGACTTCAGGATGACAACGCCGCAGTGCCGACCTGCCGCCAGTTCATCAATCCGCGCATTCAAATTCTCAAGCGTGGTACCTTGCGGTACAAATTCGACATCGGTCCGCCCGAGCGTTCCCTTGAAAGCCAGGGACGCGGCAAGCAAACCACCGTCGGCTGTCGTCGTCTCAGGCAAGACCCGCGCAAAACAAACCCGCCCAAAATCCACGACTGCAGGCGTCGGTTTTGAAGGAAGAGCTCTTATGAACGCCATGCCGAAACAAAACCCACCTGCCAAAAAAAATGTGTTTATCAATTCCCTCATGACCGGCCACCATTATTGCGGCGCTGCATTTGCCGCCGCTTGCGCTGCCTGGTTCCGGGTGATGACCTTGGTGCGATTTGCCAGCCTTTAGGTTGCGCAATTGGGGAAAGTCCTGCCATCGGTGCTCCACCCATGAGCCCAAAACCACCTAAAGCCGCAATTATGTTTATATGTCCACTTCTCATGCTACTCTCTCCGTTTGAAATTCTTTGGGGATGCCAATATTGCTGGCGTTGTCGTAAGCGATATTTGCCAAGGCCTTTGCCTTCGCCCGTTCACGTAAAATATCGTTGAAATCTTGGCCTGCCCCTGGCCATGAATTCATGGTCTGCCCGCCGACGAAATGTTTAAACTTGGCCGCGGCCAAAGCATAAGCCCGCTCTGCCCTCTCGCTTCCCGTCAAACCGCGCTTGGGATCGTCCTTCAAATCGTCTTCACAAAGATTGCGAACATTTCCGCTCCACCCGCTCGGCGGCAAAAAGCCTGGACGGTTGATATCCGGAACAGGGGTGCCAACCGGCTTGCCCAAATGGATCCGCTTTGGTCCTTTGCGCGTGATGCTGAATTTAGGTTTGCCCCATTTGTCCTGCGCTTGCGCTCCGGTTAGATTGCCAAGCGACAGAGCCGCCCACCACATGCCGCCAGACTGGCCGCCCGCTTTGCCGTTTTCTACATAAAGCTGATAGGCCGATAATTCCGACTCGACCCCCTCGCCCACAGACAGGATATTATTGCCAGCAGCAAATGGTGAACCGCCTGGTGTAATCAGCCGCGCCGATCCACCAAAATACGCGCCGAGGATTTGTTTCGCCAACCGCTTCTTGCCTTTTGGCCCATTTCGATTTCGGGGCCGCGAGACATCAATCTTGTCGCGGCCATCAGATCGTAGGAATGTAATGTGCAGTCCGGTGAATGCCCCTGCCCGCCCTGTGACCTCGGTCACCATTGCTGGAAAACTCTCTCCGGACGGATTGCGTACATTCGGGTGAAATCGTATCGCGGCCGGAATGCCGCCAATCAAATCCAGGTCAATATGCCGACCCCAAACCGTGCACTTTCCACCAGCCAAATAATCAACACCGCCGCGCAGATAGGTTTCGACCAATGTCCCGCCTGCAGGTACTGATTGCTGCCAAAGCGCGAAGGCATGATCCATCATGCGTTTCTGGTAACTGGCTTGGCTCTCTGAACGGCGCGTATTCTCGCGCTTGCGCTGCTCTACTTGTTTGATGGACAAAGGTCCTTGGGACAGGCCTGCCAATTTGCGCCCTTCGGACAACGCCTGACCGAAAGTCATATTTTGCGAGAACATCAGCCAGGCAAATATATCGCCGTGGGATCCACTCGAGAAACAATGGTAAAACTGCTTTTCATCGTTCACGGTAAAGGACGGCGTCTTCTCATTTGTAAATGGGGACAAGGCCTGAAACTCACGGCCGTTCCGTTTGAGCTTTACGCCGTGGCGGCCGATAACTTCAGATAATTTAACCCGCGCCTTAATCTCGTCCTTCAGCGCTTCAAAATCCCCATCTGACATACGGGCCGACATTCTGCCGGATGTGTTATCCGGCCCGCTCATTTGGCATCCACAAACAATGTTTGTTCCAGTGATGCCTTCAGGCGTTTGGCTTTTTTGATCACTTTGGCCAAATCTTTGACCAGGTCTTTGTCTTCAATCTCTTGCGCTGTGATTTTACCGTCGGCCGCGACCACTGAAAGATCAGCGATCAATTCGGCCAGTCCGGTAATTTGCGAGGCGGCGGCCTTAGCAGGATTTTTGATAGTGGAAGGCTTGGCCACAACATCCATATCCAAATGGTACGCCATAACTTCCAGTAGGCTAAAATCGCCACTGGCTTTCATGAAATCCACAGCCACATCAACAGTTATAAATCTATCAGCGCAATCCGCGCTTTGTGATCCAAACCGTTGCAAAGTGCTGTCAGATTGAATCCGGGACAATGACGCCAAGACCTTTAAAGGGCCACAACTATCCATGACCCTTTTGGTCGCTGTTTTCAGCCCGCGGTAAACCGAGCCTGCGAATTGCCGGCTCATTCTGCAGCCCCTGATGCAAGCTCGCAGTCTTCGGGGAAATTTTCCGAATGAATCCCCGTTACACGAGACTGGGCCGCTGATAAGTTTGTTTCATGATGATCAAGATACTTCTCAATCTTTTCCAAGGTGCTCAAATTGACACCCTGGTCTCGCTCGATAAACTGCACGGTGCGGTGATCGATGCCAATATTCAGGCAAAACGCACGACGGGAAATGGCATGCTTTTCCAAGTGTGTTGTGATGCGCAGAAGTATGTTTTTTCGTATTTCCATGCCCGACCCATAACGGGCGATTTATCGCCTGTCAACTGTTAAGGCGATATTTCCCCCGTGCAAACTAAAAACGACAGGAATAAACAAACAAAATGAGCAAGAAAATTGACAAATCCCCTATCCTGCGCACCCGCCTGCGCCGCGTTCTCCAACAAAAGGGTGTGGCCGCGAGCCACGTTTCTCGGTTTGCCGGCTTCAATGAGACTGTCATCAAAAACATTTTTCAAGCAAAATCTAAAAACCCCCGCGCAGAAACCATTGACAGGTTGGAGCGAACACTTGGTTTGCCACTTGGATTCCTACTCGCCACCAGAGAAGACACTCAGTCCCTGGCCGATAGTTCAGCGACCGCCGAGCGGCTCAGGTTCGAGGCCCGCGAACGCGGCGAGACCTTTGACCACGAAGCCGACCTGCAGGACGAAGCGTTTTGGGGCGAGATCCACCACGAAGAGCTCGAGCCCTATGTCAATAGTGTGGACGAGCTCAACTTTATTCAATCCGCACTCGCCACTCCAGAGCTATTTGACCCGGACGGCCTGCCGGTTGATATCAGCCAGGCCCCTGCGCAAACACCGGTTGTTGGTGAAATTGGGGCCGGTGGCCATATCAATCCAATTGACGACCATGCCAAAGGCGGCGGGCTCGATTATGTAGATACACCCGTTGGTGCAAAGCCCAATACTGTGGGCGCAATCGTCCGTGGGACCAGCTTTTATCCACTATTACCGGACGGTTCTCTGGTGTTCTGGTCTCGCCTGGAAAGCAGCATCAACGATTGGCTTTATAAAATGGTGGTTTGCCATTTGGAAGACGGCCGGAAAATGGTGAAGGTTTTAACGCCCGGCACCGCGCAAGGTAGATACACCTTGACCAGCCCGTCAGCTCCGCCGATTGAAAATGTCGTACTGGCCAATGTCAGTCCTATTGATCTTATGCAGCCAAAAAACTAACGCAGCTTCAGTCAACTAATACGGCGCAAGAACTGTCCCAAGCATCCGAGCAAGCTCTTTTCACTTTTATCACCTCGATGGATCCGTCCTGTTCCTTGATAGGACATTGGTATATTTTGCTGATATCGGAATAAGAAGCACCCAGGGTTACTTTAGCACCTTGGTGATATCCAAGCCTTTGAGATTGCGCCAACCCGCTCGCACAAAACATTGCAGCATCTTTATCCGGACTGTCTGGCGATAAAGTACCAATGGCGAGAGCTGCTAATAATATGACGACACCGGCAATCAATCCAGCACCTATGCACCCTACCCCTGATTCTTGCTTAGCCATAAACCACCTATTTGCATCAACTTAAGCATATTCTTTGCCCCCTTACAATTCTGCAGTTCATACAATATTGGGCGATTTATCGCCTTTTAGCTTGACAAGGCGATTTATCGCCCTTAAGGGTTTCCAAAAATAGGAGGCCTTATGTCAAACCCAAAACCAAAAACCAGAGCAGGCCAAACAGCTTATGATTGCGCCGTTGCCTTTATGAGCCTTGAGCTCGCCAAGCGCGAACTTGACGAAATATCCAAAGCACCAATCATCGAGCAGAGCCGCCTTGATGCACTTCAACTCAACCTTGGCCGCGCCAATGCACACTGCGCCAGACTAGCAAACGGCTTCGATGCAGCAGGCGGCAACGGATAATGAAATGCCCTGCAGAACATTCAGATTTACCAGATGGTGTAACAGCCACAATCAGCATTGAACGAGATGGTGAAACTATAACTGCAGACTTCGACGACAAACCCGCATCCGAAGCATTAATTGCCGAAGCCATCACCGGCATGGCCTCTGAAGCTATGGACAAAGACAGCGCCGGAATGGGTAAATCCACGCGCGACGTTCTAAAAGGCTTCATTGCGAGGGTCGAGTTAGTCGAGGTTGAGCTTGCTGATCTACGTTATGACCGCACACAAATATATGCAGAAGCCAAAGCATTCGGTTTCGATGTGCCAATCGTAAAACGCATCATCAAACTCCGCAAAATGGAAGAGGCCGTGCGCGAAGAACGTGACGCCTTAACCGATCTTTATATGGACGCCCTCAACGGCAAAGATAAAGATGGCAAGACCATAGACATTCCCTTGGCGGCCGCACCAATCAAATCTCGTGAACGCGCCAAACACCCTGCCCGCATCAAAAAAGATGCGACCCGCACTGCACAGTTGGCCGATGAAAAACTGGCCCGCGACACTGCCACCAAACAAGCAGAAGAGATGTCCGGAGGTGGTCAATGGTAACCACGACACGCCCAACAAGCATCTGCCGTACCCGCACACATTTCAATGACGGCCGCAAGCTCTATGCATTTGACGTGCAAACCAACCGAGGCCCCGCAAGCATTGGTGTGGCTTGCGGTGGCTACCCTACCCGCGCGGCTGCAGTTGCAATGGGCAAAGCCTGGCGCGGCCTGCTGGAGCGAAGTGACTACCCGGCGACGCAATGGAACAAAGACTACACCGCGTTAATGACGACCACCAAGGCCGGCATGGACCAGGGGCTCATACCAACTCCAGCAGGCCAAAGATTACTCGATATTCTAACGTCGCATCCGATTTTACCAACCGCCAAATTTAGAACATTAGCTCGAAATGTGGTGACCCCTGCTGAGGTGACTGAATATGTCTGAACACTTTTACCACAACGGAACAGGATCCCAAAATCTGCGGCCGTGCGAACTGGTCTCGTATTTACCCCGCGAAGGTGTGGCCACCATTAGGCCGGCCGGATGGGCAAAGGGCAAACATCTGAAATTAAGCTGGCACCTGGTGTTTCACAAACTCGAGCCAATTCTGGCCTGGTCTAGGGCAACTTCTAAACTGAAATCCAGACCATCCCTACCCAAAGAATTTTTAACAAAACTAGAGGAGCTCAACGATGGTTGACATGACAAATTTTAACAACTGGACGGCAGAGACCGAAGATCTCTCATTGGCAATAGAGTCCATGATTATCGACTACCTAAAATCCAGTCCGAACATTCAGGCCGAGGCTGTCATTCCTGGTACACTTCTGGCCGCGTTTAAATTGCACCTCAGAGTGTGTGACAAGCTCGGCATTGCGCAGGATAAAGCCACTGCGGATTTTTTAAAACAAGCAGGTCTCGCACCTCTGGTCCACACCGAACAACAAGCCGCTGCAGCACACGACCATTGTCTTAAGTGTGGTTGCACGGAAACGCAGGCCTGCGCCACCGATACCGAGGGCGGCGCTTGCTACTGGATTGGCCCCGGACTGTGCTCCGCCTGCGAGGAAACGCCACCACCTTCTCCCACTTCTGCAGTCACGGACAAAGACGCGCCAAGTTTCTACGAAAACAACGACCCGTCCCGCGCCGCAACAACAAATGACGGAGCACAATCATGACAGACCCGCGCAAAACCGGAACCGATGAATTTGGTATCGAGCAACACATGAAAACCATGGTGCAAATATATTCCCAAACTGCACGAGCGACGGGCAGGACAAATCAAATGCTGGCCAAATTAAAGGACGGAGACCGTGTTGTTTTTTTATGTGAAAAAGAGAGAGACCGCATCAACCGCCTTTTGAAAGCTCGGAAGTTAGATGTCCTATGTATTGTTATTCCAACAACCAACCCAATGAGATTATGTGAAAGACCACCCTCAATTGGCCGCACTATATTTGATCATTCTTGGGTCGAAAAATATTATCAACAATCCATCAATACGGCGGCCGAAGCCATTGATTACTTCCAAACACAAACCTCCGGCCACGGAAATGCACACCACGAGACCCATGAAGAAGCACAGCTTATTTGGAGAAAACAATCATGACAGACCGCCCTATCTTATTCACGGCCGCCAATGCCCGGCTCATTATCGACGGCAGTAAAACCCAAACCCGAAGACTGGCGACAAGCCCGCTGCAGAATGTCCGGGCCGGCGATCGGCTTTATTTGCGAGAGCCTTGGCGCTCAGACGATTTAAACGATCTGGTCAAACCAAGCGAGCTCTTCGATGTTCCGATATTTTACGAGGCCGATCATTTAGGTCAGCCCGGCAAGCCAAACGAATCCGGGCGCCTACGGCCAAGTATGTTTTTACCGCGCCGCCTGACCCGCGTGACTTTGATCATCACAAATGTCCGCACACAATATCTACGCGAGACAAGTGAGGCCGATGCCAGAGCAGAAGGCATGGAGCCTGTCAACTATACCGACAAACATCCCTACTTGGCCGCTTATCGCGATTTGTGGAACCAACTCCATCCGGATGACCTCTACAACTCAAACCCCCAAATCATCGCCCTGACCTTCAGGACGGTAATCGAGAACATTGATTTAATCAAGGAACAAGCAGCATGACCATCACACTCACCAAAGACTTTGTCAGAGGCGTTCTTAAAGCATGCCCCAAAGGCCGCCGCCGCGCAGAAACCTGCCGCGATATGGCAATCGGCTACCGTCAACTAGCAAAACGACCTAGCGAACTCGCAGAAGAACGGCGCGACAAAGCCAACAAATTAATGGAGCTAGCCCGCCGCCTGGACGCAAACGCAACACAACGCTCAACCAATCCACAACATCAACACCAACTCTGGAACTAAGAACATGAAAAACAAAATGCCCGACCTAAACAACCATCTATTTGCTCAGCTAGAACGCGTGAGCGAAGAAGGGCTGGACGAAGAAAAAATAGAAATTGAAATCGCCCGCTCCGAAGCGATCGTCAAAATTTCCGACCAGATTGTAAAAGGTGCAAGCTTGCAACTAAAAGCCGTTCAACTGGTAGCCAAACACGGCGACAGGCATATTGCAAACCTACCTATGCTCGAAGGTAAATCCCAGTGAAAGTGTGGCGAGTAAAATATAGCGACATCGAGCTCGCCTGGATTAAAGAAAATTCTCACCTAACCCGTGCCGAATTACACGCCCGTTTTTGCAAAAAATTTGGACGCGGTGAAATTACAGTTGATCACATTAAAGGCCTTTGCACCCGCAAAGGGTGGCTCAACTCTGCGCCCAGACAAAGACGGGTGTTCAGCCAAGAAGAAGAATGTTGGGTTTCGGAAAACTATACCCGACCGCGCAAAGCCATGCACCGCGATTTTTGCTCTAGGTTTTGCCGGACGGATATCGACGTCACTCATTTGAATGCCCTGTGCACCCGTAACAGGTGGATTAGCCGGCCATCTCGACCACCAATTAAATACAGCACCGAAGAACTAGCTTGGGTGAAGGCTAATTGTACTTTACCCCACGCACAGCTCCACGCCAAATTTACCAAACGCTTCGACAGGGCTGATGTTAAGATGGATGATATCAAAAGCCTCTGCACCCGCAAGGGCTGGAAAACTGGGCGAACCGGCCAATATTCAAAAGGAAATGTTCCGGACAACAAGGGCAAAAAGATGCCCTTCAACGCCAACAGCGCCAAAACTCAATTCAAAAAAGGACAATGCCCCCACAACACAAAGCACCTGGGACATGAGCGCACCGACAAAGATGGATATATTCATATCTCTGTGAAGGAAACCAATCCCCACACCGGATACGAACGGCGTTATGTCCACAAGCATCGATATTTATGGGAACAAAAACACGGGCCGATACCTGAAGGCATGGTCCTCAAATGTCTGGACGCCGATAAATCAAACACGGATCCAAGCAACTGGAAACTAATCCCACGCGGCATACTCCCCCGCCTGTCCAGGTGGCGAGATTACGACAATGCACCGGCAGAGCTCAAACCAACAATTCTGGCAACCGCCGAAGTTGAACACCAAACCAACGAATTAAGGAAACAGCAAAATGGGTAGAGAAATCAGAAGAGTGCCAGCAAATTGGGAACACCCAAAAATGGTGCGACTAGGTACGAGCGGATATGAAAACGCTTTCAAGCCACAACATAAATGTAGTTTTGATGATGATGCAGCGGATTGGATTAAAGAGTTTATTAAATGGAGCGCAGGGGATTTCCCATCCCATGCAGAAGATGATGATAAAAAATTGCCGTTTTGGGAGTGGGCTGGCTCCCATCCCGACCGTGATGATTACGTTGACTATAAAGATGAAGAACCAACTTGGTGGCAAGCCTATGAAACTGTGTCAGAAGGTACACCAGTTAGTCCGCCTTTCGAAACAAAAGAAGAGCTCATTCAGTATCTAGCCGACAACGGAGATTTTTGGGATCAAAAAAGATGCAAAGAACCAAAATGGGCAAGTTTATGGGGTGGCATACCTGGTGTGAGCG